TGATGACACTCCAGCTTGTTGATGTCGATATTAGCAGGGCTTTCCAGTATGGAATCTTCGAGTGATGCCATCTTTTCTCTGTGATCAAGATTAACAAGTTGATTTATACTAAAATCCAACCTTTTGTGCGATCACCGCCGATTTGTGGCTGCATTTTTCTGTACTGTATAGCGGATGCACCACCGCCTGAATCTAAATATAAACTGTACTGAGCTGCCTCAATTACGCCTTCTGGACTGCCTGATCCCACTATAGGGATAGATAGGCTTGCGTCCTGCGTAAACTGTCTAAATGCCTGCGCCATTGTACCGTTTTCATCAACGATAGGCTGGCCTACATTAAGCCTTGGGCCTGTCACTTATCGCCGCCAATAATGTTAGCAGTGAGCTGAATGATTACTGGCTTGACCGCATCGGTGAGCGTAAACCTAAACACCTCAAACCTTCCAGCCCTGCCATTCCTGCGCCAGATAGCCCTTCGGTTGTACTCACCTATCTTGCCCAACCCTCTGGCAATTGCTCCTGTCCATGTCTTGCCGTCCAAGCTGCGTTCTAAAACAATCTGCGGGTCTTCTACTGCCGCATTGCCTACTCCAGACTCAACCGTTAGCTCAAGGCTAGGGAAGAACACAGACTGCATATTGTTCTGAAAAGGCTGCGTAGCGACTCTTCTGACAATGGTATTGCCGTATTCTGTATAAACGTCTGGGTCTAATTCACCAATGCGACCGTCTATGATGTCGCCGCATAGAATCTTGTTATAAGCCTTAACAATAGAACCCACCCTTAAAGCGCCTAAAGAGCCTTCTAGGAACGATTTACGCTCATGCCACCTTTGAGATGTAGTGTCGTATACAAGCGTTGTAGAAGGCAGTGAGAAGCCTATAAAGTACGCTCCTTTACTTGCATAGGCCCATGAGAAAATATTTCCTACCTGAGTATCTGTCAGAGTAGAAAGCAGCGAGTCTATAGCTGTTGTGGAGATTTTAACCGTAGAGTTGCCGTTCAATGCCCAGATAGCTGGCCCTTCATTCTCTCCACCGCCGACCCACATGAACGTGTCTTGTGCGTTTACCAATGAGTATGGAGCGTAACAGCCTTTCTGTAGGAATAGACCTGTACGTTGGAAAGGGAAGTCAGCACCGCCGATATTCTGAAACGCTTCAAAGGTCTGACCACCTGAAATGAACAGTTGGTTCTTATAAACCACAGGAGCAACAATGTCATCAGGGTCGGACTCGGCTGTACCGAAGTCTAAAGCGTTATAGCTCAAGCCGTCATTGATGGAGCTTACTATGAACTTCTTAGAGTCTGTGGTGATTAAGAAGTAGCCATCTATGAACACTACGAACTGGGGGTTGCCATTCGCAGTGAAGTCCGAATCTGTGATTTGAGCAAACGTGTCACTAACGTGGTTGTAGATGTAACCGTTACCGTTAGGAACAAGCACCATCAGTTGTGTGCCGTTGTCAGCCATAGAGACTCTGACAGTCCCCTCCACATCACCGATGAACGTCAAGGTGTAATTGTCACCCGACTCATCTAAACGGTATAGCCTTTCGCCATTAACGAAGTACGGCTTGCCAGCCATCTCGTGCGACCCACGGTTGACGTTATCTAGTACGCCTGAGGTAGCGAGTTGAACAATGCCTTCAGTGCCGAATAGAGTCTCTTGAGCCAATCCAGCACCCTGAACAACATTCGGATACCAGTTCGTACACTCTTGAGCTGCGATAGGCAGAGAGTCTGATACATAGAAACCATTTGCTATGGGTAACTGGGTAACAGGCATTAGGCCACCCCGAATAAGCAATCCACTACGGTAATATCGCTAATGTCTGAGTCGTTAGCCACGAAGACCTCAAGGTAGTCAGAGGTATCCATTGAGACATTAAAGAATGTACCCACATTACCTCTGGCACTACCAGTAACCGCACGAGTGAGTTTTGATGCTGTGATTACTGAGCCGTTCTTGGCAATGTAAACCGCTAGATCATCTGTACCACCAGCTGCGTGAGAAAACGTAATAGACACGCTTGCAGAAACAACCTCAGTAGTTGAGCCGTTGTAGGTCAAGCGTCCGGTAGTGTTTCCAGTGAAATTGGATTCTGTTTGAACAACCCATGTACCAGCCACCTTCACAGGAGTGCCTTGCGTAGCAATAGTTGTCGCAGTTGCGTTACCTTGCATGGTCACCTGACCGTATATCTGGTCAGCGATAGACGTTATCTCAATGCCGCTACTATTAACCGTGGCAATGCTAATACCTGAACCAGCGACAATGCTTGCAATTGTGGGAGATGCTGCGGTTGTGTTTAACAGGATCGGCAGACCGTCTGCACTAGCGGTGAAGTTGTGAGAGAGTTTAATGCCATTCTCTGCTGAGACATTTGCATTAACACCAGAGCCGCTTTCAATGTTTCTGATCTTATTAACAGTTCCATCAACATCTAACACAGGCGACCCAGTTACCGCTCCGGTCTGAACTATAGAGCCAGTAACACCAAGGTTAGCTACGAAGTTGTCATAGCTGATCTTGTAGTTAGTACCGTTTACAACATAGTCCAGATAGCTATTAGCTAAGACTGTGCCTTGTTGAATAAACTCGCTCTTCTTGCGACCTTGTGAATTACCCGCCATTTGTGCTGACCTCCAAACCGATTGCGCCTGTAGTCTCGGCGAGTATCTCTGCTTCTTGATCTGGGTAGAAGTGTCCACTTAATCCGTAGGACTCGTTTTCATTGCCAGAGCCGATTGGTAACGTAGCAGGCAGTTTACTGGCCCTGATACGCTGACCTATTGTCCTCATGGTCTGCATACCCTGACGCGCTGCCAGAGCTAGACCTTCTGAAACCACGCCTCCGTAGTCAGGTGCGACTTCAATCGCCATGTTAGCGATGATGCCTCTTAACGCACCAGTAGGGACTGTGACTGCATCACCGAGGCTATCTACCACGGTATAACCCAAGCTAATGCCCTGAGCATCTAGCTGAGCCATGTAATTATTTAGAGCGAATATATAGTCTTGGTACTCATCAGGCTCAAGTGGAGCTTCAGACGCTTGTACCAGAATCCGCTGTAGCGATGCCTTTGCAACCTGAGCGACAGTAGCCATTACTCGTACATAGCTCCTTTAGCTTTTGCTTTCTTCTTAGGCTTCTTTGCAGCCTTAGCAGCCGCTGCTCTTCCTTCTTTCGTGTAGGGATATTTCTTACCTTTAACCATTGGCATGGTATTACCTCACTCGAATGTTGCTGTTTTTGCTGATTGCCTAAACGCTTTAGCAGTAGGCGCGCCTTTTGAGCCAGCCTTCCTCATTCTTTCAGGAGTCTTGCCTTCAGCCTTTTGCCGCTTGATGCGCTTACGCTTTTTGTGAATGTTTTCGTACAGTCCAGCCATTATTCGTACCTTGCTGATTTAGCGCCTTTACACTTCCAACGCTTTCGACTTAGGTTATTTGGCGTATTAGGATCGTTCTGCTTGTCTTTAGGTAAGCCTTTCTTAATACCTAATGACCTAGCACAGTATGAGTCGCCCTTCTTTGTACCAGCGCGTACTCGTGGCCCGCCACCTTTGGCTTCACCAGCTTGTCCGTAAGAAACCTTCTTTCCAGACTTGGTGACTTTGACTTTAGCTTTGCCTTTGCTTGGTTTTGCCATAAAGAATCAGGGGGCCGAAGCCCCCTTCCTCAATCAGTGCTTATACACCGAAGCCTTTACCCGCAAACAGCGGACTGAAGGTTGCGTATGCAGGGAGTAAGTCGAAACGAATCTTTTGAGTATTCGCGTCACCGTCTGCGTACTTAGATACTCGGATTGACATACCGTCGCTAGTAGTAGCGATTGTGTCAGTTGAGTAGAGCTTAGGTAGCTTAACAGTACCCATGCCGAACGCCTGCTTCGTGTAGAAGAGGTTAGGCTGGTACAGAGTTGAAGCAGCGCCAAGGATCGTTACAACCGCAGCCTGTGCAGGAGCAGCGTCTACGTTGTTGTACTGACCGTTAGCTTCGTAGATAGCAGCACCTGAAACAGTGATAGTCGCAGCGTTGCCAGCGATAGTCACATCTTCAAGTACAGTGCCTGTCCAAGGCACAACAGCGCCAGAAGCATCAAGCATAGGCTGACGAGTAGCTACGTTGAGACGGTTAACGCCTGCAATAGTTACCATGTCACCAGCTTTGATAGTACCAGTACCCAGACCGTTCAAAGAAAGAACCTGAGTCATAGTGTCTTTAGCTGTGACGTAAGTTGCGTCAGGAGCAGTAGCCAAAGCGCCAGCACGATCAGTAGTAGAACCTGAAGTGTAGCTAGGCAGTGCGTTAGAAGTAAGCGCCATCATGCCACCGAAAGATTGGCTGATCTGTGCTTTTTCCCATGCTGTACGAACAAGGCC